CCCTTGGTAGGGTGCTGAATCATAAAGAAGTTATCCATGAAGTATAGATAACCAGTTTCAGGATCACAGCATTTGATAAAGTCGTTTAATTCAGTTTCATCTTTAAACTTTGTTTTAACGTAGGGGTCCTTAACTAAGGTAGGTGCATTGCTCATACTAGTATTTACTTACATTTTAGTGCGTTGATTACTTTGTCCAGGGGCGGCCTTCAGCAGGCGCGACTGTTCCGGGACTAGTGTATTTGTTGTATTGACGATAACCGGGTGTTCCGGTAGCTTGTCTCTTAGTCTTAGCTAATGCTAGCTTGTCGTTTCTACGCTTTAATTTAGTAGCAGTAGTATTGCTACCGTTACCTGATACTTCAGTTGATATTCCGTTAGCTGCCATATTATTTTCCCACCGGCTTTTCGCCTGTTAGATATGGTCTTGAAAACCATAATTGGAACCACTCGGGTGTACCGGGCTTTATGTTATGTTCCTTCATTAGCTGACTCTTTTCGCTTCCGGTCATGCTGATATTACTTTCCCCACCTATAGTCTGCGGAGTAACTCCGCTTAACCTCTTTAGGTCTTCTAAGGTAGTGTCAGTGTTTTCCTGACGTGTAGGAACGGTCTTGAGTTGTGCAAGACCGTTCTGTATTTTAGCTTGTTTCCATACATCAAAAGTCATGTATGTATTTATCAGAATTACTTGATATCAAGCGGACATTGCTTGTTAGTCATCATAACAAAGAATTTTTCTTTCATTGTAATTTTTTCATCATCTGGGCCAGCGTTTTCAGCCGGCAGATTTATGTCAAATTCAATAGTATTGCATAAATCTACCTGAAATCCTGCTCTAGTGAGCAATGCATCCCATTGTTTCACACCCAAAACACTATAATGGTTTTTGTTATATTCGTGTCTACGTTCAGTGTCCGGAGCAGGAACTTCAACGTACATCTTTCCCTTTAGTTTCAACAAGCGATTGTATTCGGCTAGAGTGATAATAGGGTAAGGACTGTGTTCTAATGAGTGTCTAGCCCAAATAAAGTCTACACTTTCGTCATAGTAACCGTCTACTTGCGGGATGAAAGACATATCGTAATTCTTTACAGTGTGTCCTTTGTCAGTGCAGATTTTGGTATCACCCGGACTTAGTGTAATTCCAACACAGTTAGTATAACCACGTGCTTTCATTTCGTCTAGGAAGTATCCTGGGCCGCAACCCACGTCTAGAATTAGCGCATCTTTTGGCAAATTCAACGGGTCAATGTATGTTGTTACCATTTGAGTAGTCAACTGTTGGTGAAAAGCTGCATCTCCTTCATCATAAAGGTGTGCAGTGTAAAGCCACTCGTTGTAGAACTTAATCTTAAGTAAATCTAGGGTGTTGTTAATATCAATCATGAATCTACTTATTCGTAGATTTACTCATGCTTATTTTTTCTTCTTAGGCTTTTCGCCGTAACCACTGAAACCCATCATAGGGCTATGCTTGTGCGTATCTTCAGGTTCTGAACTCTTACCGCGTTTAGCCATTTTATGATGTTCGCTAGGGATAGTCTTTAATGCCGACTGAACCATGTTATGTTCCTCGTCAGTGTACGGATGAATACTGTTAAACTTTTCAGTAGGGCCAGCTACATTCATTTTAACTGCTTTATTACTCTTACCGTCTGCCATTGCCATTGCCATTGACAATCGATTTTGGTGATAAACTCTATCGAACCCACCTTTATCACGTGTAATAACACTTCCACCAGTAGATGATGCATTTTCATGATCCGGGTTCATTTTGCCTCTAGGAGGTCCGCCCTCAGTGATGAATTCGTGTGCTCTCATTATTGTTTGTCCGCTTGGTAAGAAAATAAATGTAATACTTCTGCATTTATGATAGGAGAAACCATCAGTCTAAGATTCCCGTAAGCTATATCAACATTATATCTAGTAACGGCGTTTCCTACGAACACAGTACCGTAAATAGTATGCTGTGCCCTAATACCATCATTACGCTTAGTAACTGTGATGGTTGCTGTTTGACTATCGTTATTCTCTATCACTTTTGAGGTGACTTGAAAACGAACAGTACTGAATGTGCCCTGCGGTAATTCATAGAGTACTTGATTAGCAGTGTTATCCATAGTAGTTATGTTAGCTGAGTTAATAGAGATACCGCCGTTAAGGCCGATACCACCGTTAACAGTAATATCACCAGTTGAGGTAACATTACCGATAGCAATCAAGTCGCCAGTAGCAAAGATATTTCCAACTTGTAAGTCGGCTGCAACAAAGCGATTGGCATTTTGATAAAAGCTCAATACATCGAAACTCTCACTGATACCGATATTACCGACGTGCAGTGAATCGTGCTTACCTAACCAAACGTTAGCGATCCTTAACGAATCACTACCTATTTCAACTACATTAGATGTTATTGGAATGATATTAGCATCAATTTTGACTTGATTGTTTTCTACATCTAGCACTAAGTTAGCTATACCACCACTAAAACCTGCATTATTGAATTGTAATGCACCGTTGGGGCCGCCTTGATTTAGTAAAGGGATACTAGCAAAATTATTGTTAATTTTATCAAACGCAACACGTAATGGATCACCCGTGCCGTCATTGGGCAATTGTCCAATATCAATTATTTCGATTAAGTGTGAAGCTGTTGCCATGTAAATGTCCCGATTATACTATATTTATCGTTGCTGTCCCCGTTTTAATATTGTACATTTGCCCATTAGTCATAAATATATGCATATTAAAGGGACATTTATGCATAAATTGTTAGCTGTACTACTAATCACAGTGTCAACTAGTTCATTTTCATGGACTCAACGGGCTCCCAATCCAGTGTCTCAGTGTCAAGTACACGCACCCTACGGATTCCCACAATCAGCGGGTGTAAGCCCAACTTGCCGCCAAGCATATCTAGTAGGATATGATGCAGCAGCAAAACTACCTAAATTCGTAACATATGAACTATTGCCACAAAACGCATTAGGTTGTGTCGCACGTACAAATGCATTTGCACCCGACCAGTCTGTACCAAATGGTGCTAGACCGGATGACTATGCGGCTGCAGGATACGATAAGGGCCACATGAGTCCAGACGGTGATTTGTCATGGGACCAGCAAGTCGAGTACGAATCATTTTTAATGACAAACATGAGTCCACAGGCACCGTCGTTGAATCGCGGCATCTGGAAATTGTTAGAAACTAGTGTACGTGGTTGGGCAGTACAACACAATCAAAGCTATACAGTTTATGTAGGTGGAGTATACAATCAGCAAGATAAGAAAATCGGCACCGGGGTCGTTGTTCCTCATGGTTTTTACAAGATTGTTATTAACAATCAAACCAATGAAGTAGCCGGGTGGGCATTTCCGCACGTTGCACCGTATCCTAATTTAGGTAATGACTTGACGAAGTTTCGTTTGCCAATCGCACAGATTGAACAAGCTGCTGGCGTTAAGTTTGCTTACCCTAAAAATGCAAAAGAATTGCAACCAGGCAAAGAATGGTCAGTTGACTTTGGTGCACTGACTAATGCAAAACGCGCTAAGTGCGGAGCAGGCGCGTCCGACAATTAATTATTTACCGGCGTTCTCAAATATGATTTTTTGAACGTTATACCATTCGATCCAGCTGTCTAGCTTAACTGCACATTCGTAATACGTAGTATAGTTAACCGTGACAGTCTTGGTGATAGCACTCAATGTAGTGGTATTGCCCTCAATTGAATTTAATTGGGGGCATTTTTCCGTTATCAGTGACGGCACTTGTGGGAATTTAGCAGCAATGGGCACCGGAGTAGCACACCCTGCTAGGGACAGCGCAAGTAGTAAGACTAGGTATTTCATTTGATATCCTTTGATCTTGGATCAGCCGCAGCATCGTTATGTGCCTTTATTACTACATCAGGAATAGGACATGCTGCGTCATACTTAGTTACTTCTCGGTCGATGTATTTTACAATATCATCTCCGCGAGTCCTAACTAATTCTAGTTGTTTAACAACCTTAGTCACAATCTTTACATTTTCAGTAGCAGATTGTGCTTCTGCATTTGCTAACTTAGCTTGAACTTCTGCTACTTTAAGTTTCCACTTTTGTTCATTAGCAAGACCACCTTCTAAATATACACCCAGCGATAGTAGCAGCACACTACAAATTTGAATAGGCATCTTATATGCATTGACAAATGGCATGAAAGGCAATACAAAACCTGCTAGTGTACCTAAGATACCAATGACTAGAATTAAGTGTAATGCAAAGTCAGGAAGAATTGATAAGATGAACATAAAAATATTTATTCATTAAAGTAAGGGTCATCTACTAACCACTTATAGTAGTGGTAGAATCCCTCGTCTACATCTACTTTGGGATCGAATCCAAAGTCTTTCCTAGCTGCATCGATGTTTAATGCACCTCTGCTAGGAAAGTCTGCGTCTTTATCACGCACGTTAATAGTACCTTTACCTGCAAACTGTATAGCTAATTTAGCTGCATCTAGTAGAGTACGACTGTGGCTTTTAGTGATATTGTACGTATTATTGTCTGTGTTCTTACTTAGTGCCGCGGCAACTATACCGTCTGCTGCATCTTCTACATAAGTGAAGTCGAGTGTTTCGTTTGCACCATTCACATTGAGGGTGCCGCCGCGGATTGCGGTAAGCATGAACTTTGCAATGACACGATCCTCAACGTCAAGTGGACCATACACTGCACTTGGGCGAATGATAGTGTGAACAAGATTATCTCTGCGGGAGTAATCCTTAACAAGCCACTCACCGGCTAGTTTCATAATGCCATACTGACCCTGAGGCTTGCATACTGCATCTTCTGTTACATCATCAGTGAAGTCACCGTAGACCATTGAGCTACTGATATACACAAACTTTCGCACATCGTAATTCTTGCTAGCTTCCAGCAAGTTGAGCAACCCTTCACTCATGACACGACTCCCCCATGCAGGATTCGCGTTAACTACTTTTTGTCTTGGGAAGCTAGCCATGTGAATTACAATCTCTGGCTGCTCAATGTTGAACACGGTATTAACTTTATCAGCATCACAAATGTCATGATTGTAGTAACCACTCAAATCAATTTTCTTTGAACGTTCCTCAATAAGATAGTCAATCTCAGCTTGCGGAATAATGCCATAGTTGGTTTGTGTATCCATGATAGATACAATATGTCCTTGATCCTGCAATCGCTTGACTACATTGTGTCCAATGAGTCCTAGACCACCTGTTACTAGTATGTTCATTTAAATTTCAATTCAAAATATGTCAGTTGCTTTGGCGTAAGATACGCCCTAATTTCATAGCGATGACCATAGGTAAGATGATCTAATCTTCTGTGCCAACTAGCTACTGGTTTAGAGTTTTTCATTATCCACTTGCCAGCAGCACTATGTTCCCACTGAGAGATAGGGTCTGCTGCATACAGATCAGGATCTTCTGAATCACCCACACGAAATTCATGTACGACATGGGTGATTACCTTATCTACTAAATCGATCATACAGCCATTTTTGCTTTAATAGAATCCATTGACTTGTAATCTAGCAAGGCAATATCATTCATTGTGAATTTTTCAATATCACGAATCTCGGGATTCAACCACAAGTCGGGTGCTTCTAATGGCGTGCGAGATAATTGTTCGTTAACCTGCTCAACATGATCTTTATAGATATGAGTATCGCCAGTAGAAATAATCAGTTCACCTACTTTCAAATCGCAGCAATGCGCTATTAGATAAGTGAGTAACGCATAGCTAGCAATGTTAAAAGGTAAACCAAGAAATACATCCACGCTACGCTGGTACATATGGCAAGAGAGTTCTTTATTTTTGTTGACATAAAATTGGCTCATAACGTGACAAGGTGGCAATGCCATTTGGTCTAACTCGCTCACGTTCCAAGCACTAAGAATGTGCCTGCGCCCATTAGGATCTTCTTTCAATCCTTTAATGAGATTTGCCAATTGATCAACTTCAGTTTTATCAACTGCTAAACGTGTGCCACCCTTATGTGCAGCACCCATGTCTTTTTCTATAGTATACTTATTCCAATGTCGCCATTGTACACCGTATACTCTACCCAGATCACCGTCAAACTTTGCTTTGGGTTTCCAGTAGGGTGCAAGTGCGTTTGGAGTCCAGATAGTAACTTTACCATCTGACGTGCCATGTGTGATTTCTGCTAGTCTTCGTTCATCACTAGAACCTTCGAGAAACCAAAGCAGTTCACCTACACATGCTTTCCATGCTAATTTTTTTGTGGTAACTGCTGGGAAGGCCACACGCAAATCAAAGCGAAGGCTACGTCCAAACACACTAATAGTGCCAGTGCCAGTTCTGTCATCTTTTTCTTCTCCGTTATCTAAAATATCTTGCAGTAGTTCTAAGTATTGTTTCATCTTCTTTTCCAAATTTGATATATGTGATCATGAAATGTCTCGTAATCATGGCACACATAATCTTTTGATAATTGTAACAAATCAATGAACGTATCGCAAGTGTATTCGGTAAATGTCAATGTTAAATGTATTTCATCAATCAAGTGCCATGCTGAATTAATCAACTGCGCACCACCGATAAGCCATGCATTTTTATATTCACCGAAGTGGTTTAAGATGGGCACCTGAATAGCGCCGTTAGGTAACACAAGAGTAGACTTTGATACTACGAAATTCAATCTACCTAGCAACGGTTTCTTAGGAAGACTATCCCAAGTATTGCGGCCCATGACAATAACTTGTCCGGCAGTAAGTTTACTGAATCTTGGCAAATCGCCCTCGATTTTACTCCAGGGCAATTTGTTTTCGTAGCCTATTCCTCCGTTAGGATCGCATGCCACTATCAACTTCATAGTTTACCTAATAATCTATCTGTTTCAGGTTGTACTGTTTCTGCAATGCTCTCAACGTTAAGAACAAATTCAAAACTAGTAATGAGGGGGTCGAGTTCATTTAACTTACGTGAAATAACTTCTTCCACTTCCTCTGGGTCCAATCCTTGCTTCATTAAAGATTGGATATTGATAGTATGTTGTTTCTTCCCCGTCATCCTCACCACAATTTTGCGGATGAACTGTACGGGTACTTTAACTTTATCAATATCCTCAAGAATGTGTTCCCATTTTTTGATGTACTCTGGGGTCATTCTATAATTACACTGGTGTTTTTACTTTAGCAGGGCGGCCGCGCTTTTTAGCAACAGGTACATCTGGTACATTAGGTGATGCATACAGTGATGCCACGCCATCTAATGAAGATGCTTCTGTTTGTAATCTTGCGCTTTCAGCCAATAGACCTCTAGCTTCGGCTTCCATCTTGCTAGCTTGGGTGCGTAAACCTCGTGCAATCAGTGAGTCAGACAACAAACCGTCTGCTGCTTCAATGACCGGCGGCGCATTTTTTTCTGCGGCGCGATCACGTGCCCTACGTGCAACTTGGTCAGCATCCTGAATACCACGACTGCTATCAATTTCAGCAAGACGCTTAACAGCAGCTTCGCCTTGTTCCATTTCATCTAGAATCTTATTCAAGTCGTTGAGCTTGATTCTAGTGTTAGAATTAGGTGTTACGATTACTGATTCTGTCTGAACCTTCTTAAGCATTCCCTGTGAATGCAAAACTTGCAAGATGTACTTGCCATCTTGTGTGTGAGTACGATTCAATGCGTCAGCTAGATTCTGGCTACTTTGCCCGATATCACTTTCAATGCATTTCATCAT